GTTCTAAACTGATAGAGGTAAATGAATTGTGATCCTCTGAATAATCCTCAATTGATTTGGATATAAATTCCATTACCTGTTCTTCCATTGGTAAATCAGTGTTTTCGAACATGTGTTTCTCTTTTGAAGTGTTTTCGTGTGTCAATGCCCTTCTCAATTTTTCATCGACATAAGATGGGTTAAACTTTATACAAAATACATGCCCTTTCTTTTGCCTTATGCAAGCCTTATACTTAAGGAGAACTGGGAGAACATCATCATTGGGATTGCAAGGGAACTCAGATAAGAAAGAGATATTGTCTGAGTCATCAATTGCCACAACACTTTCCGTTAATGTTGCCGCATGCAATGCCTTACACAACCAATTATCCTCTAGTTTTGCCAGATTTGATTGAAGATCCCTTGGCTCAAAGACAACCGCACCCTCTAGTGGCACTAGTTTCTTAAGCTTATGCGACTTTATTGACAATTCATATAAATTTTTAAAATATGGGAATCTCTTGCTGTCTAGATCATACAATTCTTTGAGAAACAATACTGATTCCCTATCCTTTTGTGTTTGAATTAACTCTGCTGATTTTGATACCAAACTCTCACTGAATTCGTAATCCTTATAGTCACCTGGTGCATCAGAGTTATCCATTCTTGATATGTGCTCGTTTGTGGCATAGTATACTTCTTGCATTTGCTTCATCACTTTGTCAATGGTTTTCTTATTTTGACGGGTTATCATGTCCATAATCTTAAGGCCGACTGTTCCAGGCTCATTTGACTCAAATGATGATCTTATGTCAACATTAATGTTAATCTTATCATATACTTGAACATATGCTGTTGAGTTTGCATAGTTGGATGATTTTATGTTAGACATTAATATGTTGTATTTTGTGTTGATAAGTTCAATGTTCTCGGATGATGTAAAATCAATGAAGATCAAATCAGGACAGTTAGACACTTGTATTACCAGATCACAATCAAATCTAATATTCTTATTGGATCCTTCTATTGAAACTATTGAGTAATTATCTACCATGGCAATTTTGTCTCCAGATGCTATTTTGAAATACATTGAGTACAGGTGGGACATTCTGGATGCAAGGTTGTGATCGGGTACCAGTCTGAGTCTGCAAGCGAGATCGGAAGGTAGAGACAAGACAAATTTTGAATATGCAGCATGATCAATTACACTTTTCCCAATGACTTCCGAAAACGCTTGTTCTATTTTCCTCAGATATTCTGCAGTTCTGTTTTCCCCATAATCAGACCCAGATGAAGAGAGTAGTATTTGTAAATCACCA